TGCGTAGAGTGCCTTGTACTTGCTATCTACATAATCTTCTGGAATGGTTATTGTGATAGAGTCTGGTTGACTATCGCTTGTGTCGCCTTCTGGTTTGTCTGGTGTATATGTCGCAAAAGGCAATACGCTAGTGTATGCACTCTCGATAGTTTCATCACTTTCAGCAGACAAGATGTTGCGACCATACTCTAATATGGTTGGTGCGGTACGGCCTAACCGTTTGTGTAGTCTGATAGTCATATTGTCAAACTCATACTCACCGCCCCAAACATCAAGAATAGACCCTTCTACGCCACCAAGGGCTAGACGGGCATTAGTTACTTTGTCAATATTTAGTGTGGTAGTAGCGCTAGTCTGGATATCAGACCAGACATCAAAGCTATAATCGCCGATCAAAGCATCTTTCCATCGACCCAAAGCCGACTGCGCTGTGCCGTTTAAAATCGTGTGATTTCTAATGGCCATGTATTCTAACTTATGACTGATATGCTGGCCGTAGATTTTAACAATTTTACTGCTATCTTTAACAATCCGAGAGATTTCAAAAGTCTGATTTTTGGTTCTTAACCCAGCATCAGCTTTCAGCTTCATCTCTTTTTGTAAGATAGAGACCATCGGGTCATTGACGGGAATTTCTGCGTATAACGTATAATTCCCGTTACATTCCCTTGTTGCCGTACCCTTGGTAACGTTTAATTCACCAAGGCCGTAAGTATCAAAGACCGTCTCATTTTTATTAAATAGTATAGGTCTCATAGCTTAACCCCCCAATTCGGGATCATGGAGACTGTAAAGTTACCATCCCAGCTTATCAAGTTACGCCCAGCGTCCAGATATGGCATCTGGAATTGAGGAGAACGCACAACCTTATCCCAAGCGGGCAGATTGTCCTTGTACACTTGGTTAGCTTGCATATCGAGCGTTATCTTACCTTGTACACCTCGCAACTTAGTCTTACGGCCATTGATAGTAAGCGTACAGTCGCCATTGCCTAAAAGCGTGATAATAGGCTTAGCATTGACATTACCAAGACCATTTACTGTTGAGCCGTTGGATAGTGTTTGAGTCGCACGGCCTTGCTTGTAGAATTTGACTGGATAAGTCAAAAAATTAAGTTTGACCTTGCCAAATTGTCGCATGATACTTGCAATCTCAAAACTCTCAAGATACGCTGAACGATAGATAAAATCTTTATCCCATGAGAGAGTCAAGTCTTTATAGCCTTCTACGTTAAGCCAGTTACTAATGCTTGACTCAATATCTGACAATTTCAAATCAGAGGAGATAGTACAAGGCAATTCGAGAGTGACCGATTTCAGACGATTGTTAGACAGTAGCAAGTCGCCGTCACGGCCAGCTACTGACACTGTCGAAATATCTTGACCAGTAGAACCGATTACATAGTCACTAGTGACACGTAAGCCGTATCTACTGCTATCTGTCCCGTTAAAATTAAATGTGCCCATTATGTCATCTTACCTCCTTCCAAATTTGTATAGTATGCCATCTCACGTAGCAATCTACGCATATTTTCTGGACTGAAAAAGTTATCATTAGCTGTTCCGTTTGCGTTGAGTGTGTAATTATTAGTCACGCTTGAGTTAGATACGCTACCAGCACCAAAGCTAGGGCTGATTGAACCAGTAAGACCCAGAGCGCTCTCTGGCGTGAATGACACACGGTCAGCAAGTGCCTTACCAGCATCTATCACATCCTTACTAAGACCAGTCATACTATCGTCTACATAGTAGCTAAACTTCTCGATACCGACTGCCATACCTTCTGGAATTGCTCGCCCGATTTGGTCACGAAAGACTTTGGAGGGCGAGTTGATACGTAAGGCAGAACGTGCAGCACTTACCGCAGCGCCCGCTATGGATGCGGCTGCAGACGCTACTGATCCAGCCATTGCATAGATACCAGCACTTAGACCCTCACCGATTGAGAGACCAGCACTGTATGCACCGCCGTAGCCCCCTTGTAGATGAGCATTAGCAGTATGTTTCAAGCTAGATGATGCTCCAGCAACTGCCCCACCTCTTGAGCTGATACCACTAGCTAGACCACCACCAAACTGGCCACCAGCACTACGGCCATCTGACCCAAGAGAAGCCACACTCTGCTTGGCAGTAGACTGCAAGCCTTTGGACGATGTGCTTACTTGACCTTGCTTAGTGCCGATACCGAGAGAAATACCACCACCGAATTGCTGACCAGCGGTCATACCTTTGAGAGACATCGATATCATTTGGCCTGCCGCTGCAATCGTCATGCCAAGACTAGCACCCGTTACTGATCCTTGTGACGAATTGATACCAGTAGAGATACCACCGCCAAAGTTAGACCCAGCGGTCTGACCCTCGCCAGCTAGCGTACTCATAGCACCTATTGCAGTAGATTTGATAAAATCACTAGCCGTCTGTACGAGTGGCGAGCTTTCGGAGATACCTTGAGCGTAGTTACCGCTGACTTGTGACCCGCTGTATTTGGCTTCTGTTGGCAAGTTGTTAAATGCTTGCTTAGATGCCTCTGTCATTTCGGACGTAGCTTGTTGTACATCTTGAGTGCCAGAGCGAACGCCCTCTGCTGCTTTCTTTGGAATTTCTCTGGCTTTAACATCAAAGCCAGCTTCTACCAAAGCATCTCTAAATTCGTTACCAATAGCAGTAACCATCGCTTGGACTTCTGGCGCAAGTTCTACACCAGTAGCTTTGATACCACGCAAGAAGCCTTCCTTGGCTTTATCACCAGCTTCCGTCCATTTGGTATTTAATGCGCCTAATTGTTCGTCAGACGAATTAACAAGCGCTTGCGTTTGCTCCGCCATCTTAGGCCCAGCTTGTCGCATCTGCTCGATAAGACCTTGGTCTAGTCCACGTTGGGCCAAAATTTCAAGGTTCTTAGACCACTGGTCAACTGCGTCAATATTCTTCTGCAGATTAGCAGTCATTTGCTCTGCAGATAAGGCAGTTTGCTGCTCGATAGCCTGGAACGCGTTCTGCACATCGCCTCGAAGCGCTTCATACTGGGATTTCATGTCTTCAACCAGCTTGCGTTGGCTGTCATCCATTGTTTCCCATGACAGCTTCATGCGACCCGTAGCATCTTCTACCGCCTTGGCTTGTGCCTCGTTGGCATTAGCGATGATTTCTGTCGCTCGCTGTTCGGAGTCAGCAAGGGATTTCTTACTTTCCTCAAGAGACTTGATTTTCTCTTCACTGTCTTTAAGTATCCCGTTACGTACTTCTTCTTTTTGGGCATTAGATAAGACGCTAGCACCGTATTTACCTTCTGCATTGTCAAGTTTTTCTAGTTCTTCTTTTTGCCTTTGCTTGACATCTGCGATCTTGTCATCAACTTCTAGCCGTTGTTTGGCAATTTCTACAAGTCGTTGGTTCGCTGCTTCTGCCTCTGCAGATTGTTTTGAAATTTCAATCTGCTTACGGATAGCGTCTGCAGTCATGTTAATAGTGCCAGTGGCCTTATCATAAGCGATATTTAAGCCGTCAATCCGTGAGTTGAGGATTTCAGCCGAAGAAGCAAGCTCTTTCTTCTGTGCAACAGTCTTGTTCTCAACTGCGCTTAGTTCCTCAATCTTCTTAACTAAACGCTCGTTATCTTCTGCCGTAGCCTTGATTTCACGTCTACGGTCTTCGTAACTCTCATTACCTGTTTTGACGCTATCATTTAAGTCCTTGATTGATTGTTGGTATTCTGCTGCTTTTGCCTTGGCTTCCTTCATAGCCTCGCTATCTTGCGATAGGGCAGTAGCAAGCCCAGCTAAAGCACCGATAACTAAGAAGATACCGCCCGATGAAAGTGTGGCAAGAGTTCCAGCAAGTCCAGCAGTAGCACCTTCTGCTACTAGCGATGTACTAGCTAGCGTGGTTAGGGATGTGATAAGGTTACCAATTAGGCCACCAATTCCCTTGATAATAGCAAGTCCGAGCATAGCACCCTTGAATGCTACGATTGCTACGACTGCACCGCCTAATGCACCCAATAGCGGGTCTAGGATAGGTTTGAAGAAACCTAATGCCTTAACTGCACTCTGCATGACTGGAGTCACTGCCTTAATCGCATTGACGATAGAAGCAAACACATTGTTGACAACTGTCTTGATCCCATCTAAATTCTGGGCGATACTCTTGCCAGTCACGGCTTTACTCATTTTGTCAAAGGCATCAATTACATTAGCGATACCCTTAGCCACGGCATTCACGATGTTTCCGAATGAAGTACGGATACCTTCGCTATTCTTCCGAGCCATTTCAGCAAAGCCATTAGTACCTTTGTTAAGTTCAATCAGACGCTTGCTAAAATCTTGGAAAGTGATTTGGCCACTTTGTAACGCTGCATAAAAGTCTTTCTGAGCCGATGCACCAGCAAAGCCAAAACTTTCAGCGGTCTTTTGAAGAGCATAAGGCATGGTCTCTTGCAAAGTCTTCCATGATTGCATATCCACCTTACCAGCAGATAACATCTGGGTATACTGTTGCAATCCACGGCTAGCGTCTTCTGTTGATGCGCCAGAGGCTAAGAACGCATTATTAAGAGCGATTGTCAACTTTGTAGAGGTCTTCAAATCGCCCGTCATAGAGGTTAGTTTTTGAGTTGTCGCTACAACTGTATCTAGTGTTGTAGGCAAGCCCTCAATGCCTTCTGACAGCGTCTTAGTGGATTGGGCTACATCCTTGGACGAATGGCCAAGTGACTGCATGACTTTCGGAAAGCGTTGCAAAGTGTCGAAGCGATCAATTGCCTTGTCTAGCGATGCCGTGATTAAATCAAGGCCAGCATTAACCGCCTTAAAGGCCACTGCACCAATAGAGAAGTTTCTGATGCTATCTTTCAGCTTCTCGAAGCCAGTAGCACCTTGTTTAGCTTTCTCTCCACCCTTGCCAGCATCATCGCCAGCCTTTTTAAAACCTTCCCCAGCATTGCTAGCTTGATTGCCAGCGCTTTGCAGTGTCTGGCTTGCTGACTTAAATCCATTAGAGGAGCGTGTTGCATCTGCTTCTAGCTTCTTCAAATCACTAGCTAGACCAGATAGCTTATTGCCATTGACTTGCACGTCAATGACTATTTTCCCGTCCGACATCTATTCCTCCTCTCTATCTAATCTATATTTGTTTTGTAGTTTACGCATATTCGCTTTGTAGTCGGCTGGATCGTGTGGTTTAGGCTTCCAGTCTCTTATCTGGATAAGGCGTGCGACTGGTGTATTGTCTGGCAAGCCATTTAGCAATGCAGAAAATTCTTGCCAGGTCATTCTTCCTTGTTCTTCAAAGAGATTGATACCATAAGCCATTCTAAAGCTAGCGTAGATATCGCTTGCATCTTCTTCGATGTCTAACAGTCTTACCTTGTCTATATTCTCCTTTGGTACGGGCATAGGATTGCCATTTCTATCTAGTACGGGCTTTTCCTTCCGTGTCTTGATAAAATGCTCGTCTATGTACTCCCAAACGGAAAGAAAGGTCATAGCGTCTGCTATATGCTGACCAGTCATGATTTCAACTGCTACTTGGAATTTTTCCAATTCATTCAGCAAATCATCATCAAAGACCTCAAAGACATCTAGCACCGTGTCAAAAGAGCAATCAATATCATACTCGACACCGTCCAGCTCAAAGCTATTGAGTAGTGGCTCATTTAGTTTCATGAGCTTGTCCTACTTTTTTGTCTTGCGTTTCTTCTTCTTCTCTGCCTTCTGGAGATACTGACTAGTACGCTCATTAACCTTCTTAGCACGCTCTTCCTTGATTTTCTTGAGTTCTTCACCGATAAGGATGTCTGCTTGATCTAGTGCATCGTCAAGTGCTAGGTAATCTGGGTACTTCTCGTACAATTTAGCGAACGTACCATCTCCGAATAACGCATCGTATTTGATTTCTACTTGCTTTCTCTCTAGTTCAATAGCTTGCCCGATGACTTCTTCTGTGATTTCACCTTTTTTAGCATCATCAAATTCACCTTTTGCAGAGCGTTCTGAAATTTCAGCGAGATAGGCGTTGTATCGGTCATTGACAATCTGGTCAATATTGATAAAGTGTTGCATTGCCTCGTTCGAGGTGTCAAACCAAAACTCAAACTCCCCAATTTTTACGGGAAAGCCAGAGCGTTCAATGTTAATGTTAATAGTCATGTTTAAATCTCCTTTCAGTACAAAAAAAGAGCGCTACCTATGATAGATAGCGCTTAATCTGGGAGTTACCCCACAACTGCGGTAGTTTCTGGAAGCGTATTATAAGAGATTTTGCATCCAAATTCTTCGTAGTCTGCAGCAGCACCAGAACCCGCCTTAATGTCAGAAACAGTAGCAATACCCACTGTCTCATTCTTTTTATCAGCATCTACAACTTTATGCCAAACTAGACGGTCATTACCGAGTTTGTATTTAAGATCAGCGATGTGTTTCATAGCTGGGTCTTCCTTATCGTAAGTGCCTTTAAATGTGTAAGAGCCTTTTACAGATGTTACCGTAGTTTCTTCTGTACCGTCTCCGTCATAGTAAGCTACTGATGTAGTAGCTTCGTCTGTATCATCCGTTACATCTTCAATCCATTTAGCCAATTCCAAGTATGCAGATTTCTCTGGCTTAACTTTTGGATCAGTAACGGGTGCGATATAATGCCCGCGTAGGGCGTTTTTAAAACGTGCCATATTTTGTTGTTATTCCTTTCATTTCGAAAATACTGTGATATTCGCTTGAATATCTTGTAGGTAGATGTAATATCCTTGATCGTCTCTGTCGTTTAAGAACGGCATCGTGACTGTTAGATTGTCAAACTCATAAGAGCCATTCTTACTTGGCAGTTCCAGATTAAATTCTGAAAGTGCCTCGTTAATAGCCCAAATACAAGTGTTAGCTTTGCTGTGACTTTTGGTTTTGATTGCAATTTCAAAAGGCAGTGTGACATCTTTTGCCTCATCCATATAGAGCGTATTGACTTTACCACCAGCAAGTGGATAACAGACAAGGCTCTCGTCCTCGTCCAGATAGTCCATACGACAAGGGATAGGAAGATTGAGAGTATTGATGAAGCTATTGAGTTGTTCCAAAAAGTCGTTTTTACCGATGTTTTTCGTCATAGACCCATAGCCTCCTTGCCTTTATCAGCCCACTTGCTACCATACATAGCAGAGGCTTTCTTATCCCATCGTGGGCCAGTTCCAGCCATTTTACCTTTAGACCAGTGCCAAGAGCGTTTTTTGTTGTATGCACCGCCGTAGAATTGCGCTCGTGCATAAACCGTGTCATAGATAATCTTGTTACCCGATACGTGGCCAGAGCCTCGTAGATGCCCGTTTTTAACTGGCACAAACTGCTCCATGTCTAGCATCGCTTGGTTAGCGATAGCGTACTCTGCCTTCTTGAAACTTGCACTAGATACCTTCTTGTTAACACCGCTCAAATCAACCTTAATAGTGATACCCATTAGATCACCTCGATTTCATAAGTCAAAATACGCTTATTTAGAGGATGTCTGTTTGGGATAATCTTACTAATAATGTACGCTTGGTTATCTACAATCAGCTGGCCGTCAATGTATGATCTATCAATCTCTACATTGCAGTAGTCTGTATCAATGTACAGTACGCCTGCATAGTTAACTGTGCGGTTCTTGCTTGCACCAGATTTCTGCGACTGTACGTGATTTGTACTCTGGTCAAACCGGCAAGGATTGATATACAAATCCTCGCTAAACAATTCAGCGCCCCACTCGTCCATGCCTACTCGCTTCTTGATGATAGCTTCATCTACTAACATTCGTTTATCGATCATAGCAGACCCCACTATAATTAAATCCAGCCATATTCAGCCAGTTTTCAGCATCGAGTGATAAGTTATACCGCTTGCCACTAGAAGCATTCTGTGAGCCATTCTGATAGCTTACAGTGGTACGTCCGACTGTCACACTTGCAAGTGATTGCTTCTCTTCTGCGGTCATAATTCCAGTGCGTTCAAGATATGCAATCTGGTTAGCGACTGCATTCTTAACTGCTTGTTTGCGTGGTTCAAAGTCGCTACTAAAATCCTTGTATGCGTAGAAATTGCGAATGTACAAGTTAACAGTCATTTCTGCTCGCTTGTATAATTCATCAAATTTATCAATCTCATCAAAACCTAATTCAAGATATTCTGGGTATGTTAGGTAGTCCATATTTCACCTCTTCTAAAAATAAAAGAGGCTGACTATGCTTCAACCTCTTCTGTCTCTTCTTCTTTGTTGTCCACCCGTACCAAAAACGGGCTTAATTCTGGGTGCGATAATGCACCGCGTTTATTAAAATCATCTGCAGCCTTAACTGGTAAGTCGTAGATTTCACCTTCAATAAAGGATCGATCTAGTTCCTCACCCGTAAAGACTACGTTTGATGTTGCTTTGAATTTAGCCATTTAGTTTACTACTCCTCGTTACCTTTTTCTAAAAGGGCTGTAAGATCCTTTTTAGTAACTTTCCCCTCTGGAAGTGGGATAGAGCGTTCTTCAAGAAGGGCTTTCAATTCATCTATAGTCATTTTACTGTAAGGGTCAGAGACAGAGTCTTTTTCCTCTTTCTTCTCCTTGAACCCATCGGCAATCAATTGAATTTCAAGTTCACTGCCTTCCTGAACAGTGTAGACTTGATTGTCTTTCTCGTACTTCTTCATGTTTCACCCCCTATTAAGCTGATTTATGAGATACATAGACACCATCTTTTTTAGTGTCCAGGACAAAAAGGTCGTGATAAAGACGGTTTTGGTACAGATAGCCATCCCCTTCCGTATGTTGACCAGGGGCGAAAAGATAGATTGAGTTGAATTTAGCCTTTGCGATAACTGCTGGCTTAGCAACGATCAAGAAGTTGATATCTTTACCATCTGATGCTTTGACAAAACCTGTCGTAAAGTCAAACTTAGTCTTGAAACGTGCATCATCCCAAACTTCGATGATTTGAACTCCATCAAGCGAAGTAACACGGGTGTCAATGCCTTGAGGTGATGTAGTAGCGATTGAGCGTGTGAAGTCTTTAGAGCGTTCTAGGAAGTCCATTACTTCGCTTGAAACGTACATGACGATATTTTGGGCTCCGTATTTACGAACTGGCAAAAGGGCAGCTTTCAAGCGTGAGTAGATATTCACTTCTGACAAGTCAGTTTCAGACTTGAAGTGTGTACCTGTGATAGCTTCTGTTGCAAGTTTAGAAAAGCGGTAAGCGTCAACTTCTGGAGTTGCGTGCTCAGTGATAAATGTGTTAGATACGTTAGCAGCTGAAAGTTCTTGGTTTGTTTCGTCTACGTCTGCAGCATCTACGAAAAACTCGACGTCACGGTCAAAACCGAGAGTGTAAACTTTCTTGTCGTTTGAAACCGTACCAGCATTGTAGCCCTTAGAGCGTGTGTGTGCCTTATAGCCTGTTACAGAGATTGTCGGCAATTCGAACGACTTAGCGCCCAACCAATTTACCTGTGGTGTTTCCAAAATGTTTGTGAGGGCACCTTGCATCAATTTCTTTTCAAATGTGCCCTCGTGTTTAGTGATGTAGTTAATTGTCATTGATTATTCTCCTGTCAATTTGTTAGTCCTAGAGCCTTCAAAAAGGCATCTCCTTGATTTGTTTCAGCCGTTGGGTTGCCTCCGACTGAAAATGTTGGTTTCTTCTCCTCAGCTTGCTCTGTGTGACCAAATTGAGGATATTTCCGCAATACTTGGCCGATAGCATCCGCAATAGATACCTCATCTGTTACCAAGCGAGCAGATAGAGTGATGACATCGTCAACAGACTCAGCATTTACTCCCAAAGTCAGAGCTGACAGCTTCGCTTCCAGATTTTTCTTATCTGACAAAACCTGCTCCAATTCTTTTTCTTTAGTGGCAAGTGCTTCTGACTGTTTCTCAGCCTCGCTCTTTTGTGAGTCTTTCCACTCTTTGAGTTGTTGAAGTCCTTCTTTGGCACTCTTGAAATTTTCAAACCCTAGGTCTTTGAAGATTTTCTCTTGTGCTTTCTTAGCTTCTTTAGCGACAAGACCAGTCACTTCTTCCTGAGTGAACGTCTTGATAGATTGCTCTTGAGTTTGTGACTCAACGGTTTCTCCAGCATTTACTGACTGGTCAGTTTGTGTTTGAATGTCTTCCGCCATTCTTAAATTCCTCCTAAAATTAGGTATTATCTTCCGTTCTTTACCGACTGCGGATAAAGTCAAGCAAAAAACCGTACGGGATCCCATACGGTTTCTAGTGATTTATAGTAGTCTATTCCTACCAGTCAAGATGTCGGATCACCTCCTTATCTAAAACCAAACCACGATTTTTTACGTGGTGTCTTGAGTTCCTGGATATCTTTCTCAACCTCATCAAATCGGCTGTTAGTAACTTTTACATTTTGCGAACTGATTTTCTCTAATCTATCCACAATGTTCCACAGTTGATTGTTTTGGTCAAGTAAATAATCCACAACCCCCTCTGACTTTCTTAGTCGATCATATAGCTCACGTTTTTTCTTGATGCGTT